CCCAACGGCCGCCTCAACCTCGGCGAACTGCTGCGCTGCAACCTGCTCCAACGCGGCGGCGATTTTCTCGCCGGCGGCAGAATCGGCCCCGTCCTTGGTGTGGAACTCGAACCCGGCGCGGAAGTTTCCTCCGCCGATGCGCTCGGCGTCGATATCCCCCCACCGGATGCGCTGGGCGTTGAAGATGACCGATGGGGAATGCTCGTCACCACCAAAGAGCGAGCTGGCGAGGCCGCCCAACACTGCCCCGGCGGCGGTGCCGACGACCGGGAGGGCGGATCCGACTGTGGCCCCGAGAGCGGCTCCGGCAGTGGATGACGCAAGGGCCGTACCGCCCCATGCCCCGAGCGCCCCGCCCAAACTGGACGTGATGCCACTGTACTGGTTTTGCGGGAGCCCGAGCGGACCGCCCAGGAGGCTGTAACCGAGGCCATCCAGAGCGCCCAGGCCAAGCGCTCCGCCAATCGTCAAGCCGCCACCAGTGAGGCCTGCGAGGTTCTCCGCGGCGGCCAAGGAGGCGACCGGGCCACCGGCCGTGCCCCCTGCCGCAAGGGACATCGCCCCGCCAGACAGCGCCACAGTACCAGGAAGCTTGGTAGAGAGTAGCCCCGAGACGAACGCCCCCCCGGGAATCGAAGAGAAAAGCCCCTTGGGCGCGAACATCGAGCCAGACCGGGCGAAATCATAGACGGACATGAGACCACCAAAGAGGTCCTTCGGGGCCGCCGCTGCTGTACCAGGCATGCTGAATGCCCCAGCCAAACCGCCGGCCACCGGCATGACGATTGCCTGGATGATGGGCCGCAGCACTAAGGTCTGGAACATATTGACGATTGCGTCGCGCATGTTGCGCGCGAAGTCCTTCCCGGACTCGAACCCGCGCATCAGCGCGTCCGTCAGACTGCGCTCGATGTTCTTAGCCGTGCGCTCCCATTCCCGCTGGGCCTGCTGCGCACTCTCTGCCGCGGCTTCCTTGACTTCATGGGCCTTGAGGGCCGCGACAAGTCGCCGCTGCGCAGCAATGCGCGCATCAAGGGCCTCGATATAGCCCGGGATGACATTGGTCGCAGTCTCCATGGCGGCGCGTTGCTGCTCTAGCTCTGCCAGGGTGAGCTCCGCCAAGGCAGCCTTCCCCTGCCCGAACACCGCGTTGGCCTGCTCTTGTGCCTTGGCCTGCCGCTCGGTCGCGTGGACGGCATTCCATACGGCATCAAGCTGCTTTTTGCGCTCGGCTTCGGCCGCAGCAAGCTCCTTTGCCTGCTTGATGGCGAAGGGTTGCCGCTTGGTCAGCTCGTCAAGGAGCTGGATCTGCTGCTGGTCGGTGATGAGGCCCTCGCGCCGCATGGCCTGGATGCGGGCAAGCTGTTCGTAATAATCGTCAGTGATTCCGGCTAGCTGGTTCAATAGCTTGGTGCGCTCTCGAAGCTCGCGGTTTTCCTCAGACCGCCCGCTGGCGCCCCTGTCCGGCTTTTCGTACGACGCGCGAATGGCGGCAATGCGCCGCTCAAGCTCCTCACGGGAGACCCCAGCGCGAAGGGCGAGCTCGGTCGCAGCGGCAATCTCGCGCTCCATCTTCTCCCGTTGGGAGAGGAACTTGAGCCCATCCTGGTCGAACTTCGCGCGGGCCTTGACCATGTCGGCTTGTGCCCGTTGCTGCGCCGCGATCTCTTCTTCTTTCTGGATTTGCTCTTCAAGGACTCGGATCCGCTCTTTTGTCGCGTTGATCTGGTCTTGGTAGAGGAACTGGTTGAGCGGGCTGTGCGTTGCCTCTTCGAGATAGACCGCAAGGTTCTCCCTGGCGTCCTCGAGGTCCCGATACAGGTTGCGGGTGCCAACCCCATCAAGCCAGTGGACGACCTCGTCCCAAGCCTCCTTGACGGCGCTGGCAATCTCCCTCCAGCCCCGCGCGAAAAGATTTAGGTTCGCGTCGATTTGTGACGCTCGGCTATTGATTGCCTCTGCGAATGCCTCCTGGGCGACCCCCGCGGCTTCTGTTGCGCGGCCCTGCTCCATGAGCGCCTTGATTTGCTCATACGTGGAGGCCGTCAGATAGTGCATGCTCTCGTTGAGCTCGAGCGACGCCCTGAGTGGCTCCTTTGCCAGCGCGGCAAACTGCTTCGCCGTAGTCTCTACCGCCTGGCCGGTTGCCTGCTCGAAGCGGATGGCCGCCGCAGCAAACTCTTGGAGAGCTTCCCGGCCCTGAATGCCGGCGCGGACAAACTCGACGAGTGTCTCTGCCGCGTGGCTCTGCGTGCCGGCAACGGTGTCAATGGCCGCAGCTATCTGACTGAGCTGCCCAGCGCTTACCCCAGCAGCCCCGCCGGTCAAGACGAGCGCCTTGGAGAGCTCTTGGGCCTGCTTCTGCGCCGAGTAGAGCGCAGCACCAAGCGCTCCGACAGCGGCCAGACCGACGTTGAGCGGAGTGATCAGCCCGACAACATGCCTACCGAGGGCCTGGGCCGCGGCTCCGGCGCTGCCAAAGATATCGCGTAGCTGGCCGCCCTGCTGCAAGAACACCTGCATGACCGACTGCCCGCCGGCCAGGGACACAACGATGTCGGTGAGTTGCATCGGGACCTGGCGCAGTGCCGCGGCCGTCTGCTTCGCCGTAAGCCCCATGGAGTGCATCGACTGTGCGGCAGCATCCTGAGCAGCACGAGCTTCGCGAAGGACCTTGAGGTATGGCTCCAGCACTTCCGGCTTGATGCCGCGCTGCTGCGCCAAGGCCAAGACGTACGCCTCGGTGTTCTTGCCCCCGGCTTGGGCCTCGGCGGATAGGCGCTGAATAAGAGCAATCAGGCTCCGAGTACTGGCGTCGACCTTCTTTTGAGCCCTGGCGGCTGCTTCCCCAATGTTCTGGAAGCTATTTGCCGCCTGCTCGGTGGCGCGAGCTGTCTCCTGGCTGAACTGCGCGACGCTGTTCTTTGCGCTGGAGAGCCCCGCCTGCGTGCGGTCAGTGACGGCGACCTCGAGCTGTATCTTGCGGGCTTTCGTCATGTCATCCCCTGGCGTTCATCGTCGCGAGAGCCTCTCGCTCCATCACCTGAATATCGTTGAACATCTCTTCCCACTCTTCGTCCGTCGTGGCAAGACGGTCAAGCAGTGGATAGAGTGCCGCATAATCCAGCCCGGTCGGGCCGCACATCCCCACTCGCCATTGGGTCTGGAGAGAGCAAAACAAGCGAAATGCGGTCCAATGCTCAGGCCACACCTCGACCTCTTCGGTCTTCGAGGCCTCGGCCACAAGGCCGATGAAGGCGTTTGCGGGCGGGTCGTCGTCCTCTCTTGTGTAGAGCGCCCGCGCCGCCGCCCTCAGTTTCCCAAGCGGCCCTCTGTGACCGCGATGCGGTACTGATCGATGATCTCCATGGCCACGCCGGGGAGCTCGTCACAAAGCTGCGCGACATTCTCCCGGGAGAACTCACAGTCCAGATTCCACCCGTCCGCAATCTGCATGATGTAGTCGGCGTTGGAATCGCGAGTCTTGGCGAGCGCTTCCGCCAATGAGAACTTGAGGTCGTCGTCAGAAGCCCCCCTCTGCTCGGTCTTGGATGCAGCCATGAGGTCATCGATAAACTTGCCGAACTCCGACCGAGTGCGGTAGATATAGGACATCTCGACAACGCCTTCGCCACCCTCGGGGAGAGACACCCTGATGGTCCGTTTGAAGTTTTTGGGCCGAGCGCCCAGTTTGATTTTCGCCACAAAACCCCCGAAATGTTTGTTCTTTTTATCCTGGCCCGGCGCCTGCGAGCCTCCGGGCCAGGGCACCATTGCTTACTAGTAGCTGATCGTGCGGCCGAGCATGGTCAGGGCCGCGGTCACCTGGTTGGCCTGGTTGACGTTGAGCGAAGGCACCTCGGACACAGCCATGTAGCCATATCCATACGAGGAGGCCCCGCCGGACAGCACCATCTTGAACGCCACCTTGGCGAGCCGGCGGCTAATGTTCAACATCGTCTGGTAGTTGGCATTTGACGGGTCGTGGCCAAGCGTCAACGTGATTGAAGACGCGTTGAAGCCGGTGGGCACGTTGATGGCGTTCCGTTTTGCCAGCGGGTGGATGGTTGTGAACCGCGGGTCACCGCCGGAAGTGCTGATGGAAAGCACCTGGGGAATCTCGATCCAGGTTGAGACCTTATACGCGGTGGAGTTGGCGCCGCCGCCAGGGGCGAACCAGTTGGTGTCGCTCGTATCGAGACCAAGCAGCGCGAACGTGTCCGCGGTGAGCTGATCTACCTTGTAGACGGTGTCAGTCGCGTCTTCCCAGCCAGATACCAGCAAGACCTCATCACCGTCAACGAACCCATGCTCCGTGCTCGCGCACACAGCCGGGTTGGCGTTCGTGATGCCGCTGACCGTTTTAGGCGAGCCGAACGTCTGGCTGAAGAAGAACTTCGCACCCTCTGGAAATGCGTATGCCATGACTTACTCCTTAAAAATGCTTGATGTTTTTCCGCGGTCAACGCTCCGCCCAAATTTCGAAGTCCTGCATTGCCCCGCGGATTTCGGTGTCCTCGTCAAATGCCGCCTGCAGCGCGCTTTGTGGCCTTGCGACTATGGTCGAGGCCGCGCAAAGCGCCTGTTCGATTTGGAGCATCAGCGCGTTGGCTTCTGCCCTCGTTGCCGCCCACGTGTCGATCTGGATATATGCGCACCGTTTGTCCGGGAGCGCTCCGTCCAGATAGACCGGTGCCTCTCCGCCTATCTGCTGCCACGTCACATACGGGAGCACCGCATCTGCGGGCGCTATGTCTGGATAGACTCGCGGGCAGATGCTGTGCAGGACCGCGTAGAGGGAAGCCTCCAGGCTCATTGCAGTTCATCCTCAAGCTGCGACAGGATGTATTCCTCTGCGAGCTCCGCAGCCTTAGGCATGAGAGCCGCCGCTGGCCGAACAAACGGCGCCGCCGGCACCTGTTTCGGATGCGGGAGAGGCCGCGTTTTGTCCGTCCAGAATGTTCCGGTCCTCTGGTCGTACATCACCTGGTAGCGCTGGAGATGCCCAAACTCTACCAGATGGCCGTGTGGCGCTTTTTTATGGTTCCAGCTTATGTGATACGTTGCTTGGTGTTCGTCCGAGTTGTCTTCACTGAATGCGTGATAAATCGCATTGCGGAGGTTGCCGGTCTTGCTCGTCGGGCGACGCTCCACATTGCGCAGAACCTCCGTGTAAAGAAGCTCTGCGGCCTTATGTGCGGCAGGGCGCACCGCCTGCTGGATTTTCTTGCCGATTTGCTGGAGGGCATCCTCGGCTGCAGACGGGTCCGCCTTGACCGTGATGTTCAATGACGGGTTCATCCGACCACCTCACACACGAGATCCACGTGCTCGGGAGACCCCGGGAGCACCGCAATGATATTATACGTTTTGCCCTTATAACTCACCCGCATCGAGTGGTCGATGTCCTCCCGGTAGCGGATGCGGATTGACGCCCGAGCCACCGACGTTGGGGCGCCTGCGTGGATCGCCTCGAGGCCCTGCTGGTGGCGCACATCGGCCCACACAGTCGCATACGGAGACCACGTCTCCACCGGCTGGCCGATGGCGTCAACGGCCGTCCCTCGGCGCTCTATGGTCACCCGGTGTCGCAGCCTCCCGGCGTACATCACAGCCCCCATGTGCGCCGATACGGGGAAAGGAGGAACCGCACGGCCAGCGGCGTCTCCGCCACAGACTGCGGTTGCCCTCCAATCACCGCCTCTCGGTGCGCGTAGTAGTGCCCCACCAGGAGCAGGATGGCCGAACGAATCGCGGCATTGATGACGATGCCCGATGTGTCCGCCCCCTGCGCCACGGCGTCGGCGTAGACCCGCCGGTCCAGGATGTTCTCGACGGCCAGCTCTGCCGCGTCGATGTACCCCTGGAGGAGCGAATCCTCGTCGGAGGTATCCACCCGGCAGTGGAGCTTCGCCTCGGCGAGAGTAACAAGACTCACCGGCTACTCCTTCGCCTTCCGGCCACGCCGGGTGGCCTGTTTGTCGTCAGCCTTCGCCGGCTTCGCGTGGACGTATTCCGCGCACTTGGCTTCTTCCACCAAGTGGCGGGCCGTCTCCTCAGAGCACCGAAGGATATCGCCGGGGGCGAACGCTCCCCAAGCGGAAGACGCGCCGAACGTG